GTCCGTTATTAAAATGAAATGGGGGAATAGTTCTCCTCATCATATAAAGTATGATGGAATTGAGTAACCTGCTATCGCGCCATCTCGCGTCGTCAATAAAAATCGACTAAGATTACCAAACTGTCCTAATACGAGAAACGGCCTAGGGACGTGCAATTTCAAGGGAGCTTAAGGCGCACCGGACCCGAATAAATTCGAAAAAGGTAGAATCGTATAGCTGATTCAGTAGCTGTGAACGAAGCCCATCCAGGCTCCTCGTTAGACAAAACGGGGCTTGCAAAGTTTGAGACACTTAGAAACTAAGACGAAGGGATCGGGATCATGTACGAATACAACGCTCCAAACCCAACGAATTCTCCGACAGTGAAATCGGGGCCAGCAGAGACGAAAACGTGCACTGGGCAGTTGTAATCCGCAGTTTCAACCTGAAGCATAAACTCGTTGTGAGATATGTCTCCGACTGTTCCCGAGGGCCAACTGGTTGCGCCAGTAGAAGTCCAAGCGTTCCAATTTATCGGTACCAGCAGCACATGCGATTCAGAGCAGACATTGAATGTCAAGCTATTGAAGTTCAGCACCACACCAGTGAGATAGTCATTGTAGACTTTCCCAAATACCGCAGCATAACTAATCGAAGGACTAGCCAAGGAACGCCACGCAGCAGTCTCGTTTTGCAGGTACCGAGACGTAGTGGTATTAGCACTGCGAGGGACGTAGGCAGACAATTTCCGGGCACTGATTAGCGCACCACTGGAAGACGCGGCATTGTTAAAACCAGGTTTGGTTATAACCCTATAAGTAAAACTGCCACGCCAACCAGTGAAGCACGAGGTTAGAGCGTGGATAGGATTATTACCAGTCCAGTTAATACCGTACTGAGCCGCAGAGATTGTCGTCTTGTGCATGTATCCGAAGTTAGGAGGATTGCCGGGAGGAAGGGGGAAGATGGGCAACCGCCAGCGCCAGATAGTGTCCTTGCTAGTAGTCTGAACCGTGGCTGAATTAATCAACCCGGTAGAATACCAGTAAGAGCGCTGAAAAAGTTGGCGCAAGCTGTTGATCCGCTCACCGACTGTAAACTCGGGTTCCATGACATGATGTTCTTCGATGTTCATTTCGCCCGCGGTACTCTCGATAACCTCCTCCTCACTAGAATCAACCTCCTGCTCACCAGCCCTACCACGAGATTCACGCGGGGCCAAAAGAGTCACGACGGTAAGAGCGGGGGGGATGGGAGTGTGGAAGACCGTAAACATGGAAGAAGAAGATACGGACTCGGGAGTGTTGGGGATAGCGAATTCGAAGTCTGGGCCCGCTCTAGCTGTAATATAGATACGGACTTGGACACCTGAAGCGATCGAGCTAAGTTGGTTCGATACTGTAAACATCAAAGCACCATTAGCAAGAGACGCAGGTCCAGTGAAATCAGTATTGAGAGCAGTCTTGGCGGACGAAAGCGCGGTAGCAGTGTTGCTGAACGCGAGTCCGGTAGGGAGCCACTCTTCATCTTGAGTCCACGGAACCGTCATAGAAAAATCGGTAGGTCCATCAATGTCAATGATCTTATTTAAGGATACATTGCTAAGAGTAGACTTGGCAGATCCAAAGCTGAAAGTATCGTAAGATAGTCGAAGCTGACCTTGAGTCACACCGGGAACACCGCTAATCGAGAAATCGTAAATCATGCTACCCCGCCAATATGTAAAGTACTGGGCGAGGAGCGAGACAGGCGAAAAGTAAGAAACCCACGGTGTAGTAAGACCAGTAGAAGTGATAGCCGTATTGTTCCAAAAGAATGGACCAACAGAAATCACACCGACTGTAGCACCAGGAGCAGCAGTAGAAGCCCAATCGAAATAACCAACGTAGCTAGGTTTTTGCACCAAATATCCTATCGAAAGAGGATCAGAAGATTCAGAAGCAATAATCCGGCGGTCGAGGGTCATCTCCGTGGCAGAATGAATGTGGAGAGACTCACCCGGAACTGCGATGTCGGCGTTGGATGTTCCCGGCAAAATCGAAAGAAAGACAGACTTGGTTTTCACCAAAACGTACTTCGAAAAGCCGAAAATACTAGCCAAAATCGCACCATTCTTCACCACCATCTCGAACGCTTTCACGTACGGGCTGATGTCGGGGATAGTCCAGCGAAATTTCTCTCTGCCAGAGGTCGAGTAGTAAGTAGGAGCACTAATCTCGGCACCATCTAACCAAACAAGCAAAGTGTAGGAAGCCTTATCGGTATTGGCACTGCTAACTGTACGGAGAATATCCATAGTCTGCAGTGTTGTAATACCAAA